CCTTAAATTTTGACAGTAGATCGTGAAGTTTTTCTGTGTGTTGCGTTCCGTTTGTTGTGATCCAGACCGACAAACTGCTGGCTAGATCTTTAGTGGATAGTTTTTTTAAAAGTAAAATTATCTTTGGGTTTATCAACGGTTCTCCGCCTTGTAGTGTTATATTGGTTACGTTGTTATCTACTATATCGGAGATCAGTTTTTGTAATTTTTCGTCGCTTACATCATAATCTTTTTGATCTAAATTTTCTATACCTAGTGCATTGTTTTCTATTAGCAATTTACTACTGCTCTCTCCATTACACATCTGACATTTTAAATTACAAAGATTGGTGATGTCGAGATTGTAATCCTCGGGGTGTTTTAAATTTTCTTTTTCAAGTCGCTTTAGATAATATTCTCCAGGTTTGTTGCCAAATATTCCATAATTTTGGTTAGCAAATTGCCTCTCACTTTTTATATTTTGCTTTTCATCTCGCTCACATTTTGCACATTCAGAAGGTAACTCTCCTTTTAAAAATTGGTCTTTTACATAGTTTCTGTAATTGCTATTCCAGTAATTGGTTATCGAATCTTCTCTGAGATTGAAAGAACTTTTGTTTTTAAATTTAGACAGACTCGGTGTAATTTTACAACAAGTCATGATATCTCCCGAGGTGGTAACACGGATGCTGTTAAAAGGTTTAATGCAAAAGTTTTTATTTTCCATGTAATAGTGAATGTATTTGTTTCCAATTACTTACACGTATTATTTCTGGATGATTAAAGTCTCGATTGTATGGATGGTCTATTAATATAGGCTTTAAACCGTATTTGAGCCCGGCTACAGCGTTTTTTGGTTTGTCCTCGATCCAATATAGTCCGGTGTTATGAAACTCCGCTAATGCCGAATCTTTGTCTGCTCCTGTATCTAAAATATGGTAATTTTTAAAGATGTGATCCCCAAATAATTCTCCCAATCTTTTCTTACGCAACAGTTGTGCTGGTATGTCTGATGTCTGAGATGTTATAGGTATGAATGTCCACCCTTCGGCGGCAAGTAATTTTACCCATGTCTGTGAATCTAGCATCGGAGCCTGATTACCCATCCACGCACTTTTATTGAATTCTCTTATTTCTTTTCTCACTTCAGTTTTAGTAAGACCAAAACGTTCGGCCATTTCGTATGTGTTTTCTTTATTGTCTAATAGTTTGTATGGATAAATTTTCTTACCAACGTAACCTTCTCCAACTTCGTTGTCAAAATAAGATCGTTGAAGCATCCACTCCGTAAAATGGTATTCCCATTCTAGCAACACACCGTCTACGTCTGTTAAGATTATTCTGTTATTTGATGTCTGCATCTTCCATTCCTGCTACTCTCAGTTTTACAATGTTTGTTATCTGCCATTGTTTCTGATCAAGTCCTTTGGTGATGCCTAACCATTGATTCCTTATCAATGCAAAGTCATTTATAATTTTATCCATGTCAACGACATCGTCTTCACCGTCCACATACTTCTCTGCATCTCTGCTTGATAACGCTCTGTTATAGTTTTCTAGATATTTCCTGAAAGTTTTGGATCTTAATCTTCTTAGCTCTATGTTTAGGTATTCAAGTATTGCTTCAAGTTGTTGTAGTTGGCTAAATCTTTCTTCTACTATGCCTGGTAGTGCGGCACTGGCCCTTTCTAGGTTACCATATATCTTGCACTGCTTTTTGGCTTCTAGTAATTCTTTATCAAAGTATGCTACACAGTCTGGTATCTTGTCTAGGTTTCTGCTAACTTCGTTGTACCAGTTTATCATTCATCGTCGCCGTACCCGTCTTCGTCAACTTCCTCATCCTCGAACACGGTGTTAATGGCTTCCTCTAGTTTTGGATCGTACTCTGCTGACGCTTTTAATTCGTCATGCTCTACCCCGATATCTTCTAAACTTTTAATAAAATCAATAGCACAGTCTAGTTTCTGTCTTTCAGGAACATAATGTGATATTGAATTCCATAACCGTTCTATATCTTCATGTGTAAAATCAATCATTATTTTTTATTTTTTTGCTTTTGTTTCAACTTCAATAGGGGCATCTGTGTCTTCGGTTTCAGCAGGTGCTTCTTCTTTGAACTCTGCCATTATCATATCTAATTTATCACCTACCCATGCTTTTCTAAATTCTATATGCTCTTTTCCTTTAGAATCGATGTATTTGAGTCTGTTACCTTGTTGTACTAATAAACCTTTTTTCTCAAATAAGTCGACAAGTCCACTGTAAGGATCCATTCCTGTGTCGTATGGAATCTTCACTTGCACACCTTCGAATGGTTTAGCATATCTTGTTTTCATAACTTTACAAGCGGCTCGAATACCTCTCACGTCGGTTACCTTGTTGCCTTTTTCATCTTCTTTTAGTTTTAATTTCTTCATTGCAACTACAATACTTGATGCATATATAAATCCTTGTCCACCTGATATCTTGTCATCTGGGTCAAACATATCTTGTGATGCGTATGTGTGATTAGTTGCTATAAGTCCTACGTTCCAACTACCAAACATATTAACACAGTTTCTTACAAGTGCTGTTAATGCCTTAGGTTTTCTACCCAAGTCACCTTTCATTTCACCTGCTTCAAACTGATTTACATCTGTTGGAGTCAGTAACATACCCAAACTGTCTATAACAAATAGTACTTTAGGTGCACCTTCTTTGTTGTCTGCGTGTTGCTCTTTGTAACCTTTCATAAACTCTGAAACAGTTTTTGCCACGTCATCAACCATTGACATACTTAATTTCATAAGTTTGTCTTCCGATGTGTCTACTTTTAATGCTTGTAGCCATTGTTCATCTAATGCGTTCTCTGTGTCAATCAGTATAACAAATATACCTTGATCCTGTGCATTCTTGATAATGTTTCCTGATGCTATGTAACTTTTTCCCGCTCCTGATTCACCTGCAAGTACAGTTACTTTGCCTAACGGAATTCCTCTGTTGAAATCACTGGTCATCAAATAGTTTAATGCGTAATTTCCTGTTGAAATCCAATCTGTTGGATCACTGAATCCTATACCTAAACCTTGGATTGATTTTGTTATGCTCTTTCTAAATTTTGTTGCGTCAAATACTTTTGTCATAATTTTTCCTTCTAAACTATATTAGCATATCAAGGCCCTAACGTCAATATAATTAGGGCCTTGGTAAATGTCAGATTATTTTGCTTGTCTTGATCTAATCAACTTCAAGATGTCTTCTGCTCTCTTGGCACTGTCACCTGCTGGAGCCGTAGCCGCCGCTGGTTGTGGTGCTGGTGCACTTTCAGTAACCGGAGCCGCTGTTGGAGCCGCCTCTGCCACTGGTTGTACTGGAGCCGATGCTGTTGGTACTGCTACCTTTGGTTTACCTTGGTAAGCCACGCCTGCTGGCCTGAAGTACTGTCCATATTGCTCAAGATCATAAGCCTCACCTTCCACAGATTTGGCAAATAATTCTGCAATTATTTTAACTTCTGCTTCGGTTGGTTCTTTTGGTCTGAAGTCACCTAGGTTGTGTAAACCATGTGTGTCGATAGCAGATCTCTCTGCCTCGTCTAATGGTCTTTCTCTTCTAGACCATTTACTTGTTGAGTAATCAGCATAACCGCCTTTAGTTGTTTTAGTTACTCTGAAGTCCACACCTTTCAAGTAATCAGTTGGCATTTCTTCCATTTCTGGATCCATTAATGCTCCTCTGATAATATTGAAAATTTGAGGTCCAATAATAAATCTTCTGATTGGATTCTCAGGTTTTGTGTCCTCTGCTAATGGATTAGTTGTAACAAAACCTTGGAAAATATAACTTTTCTTTTTCCAATATTTTCTGCCCATGTCTTCCATGCTTTTATCTTTAAACCATGGTCTAACTTCTGTTAGTACTGGACAAGTTTTGCCATACATCTCCATGCAAGGTACTTGCACTGTAACTGGTCTAGAATCAGTTTGACCTTTGATACCTGCAAAAGGTAGTTTGATCATGTTTCTTTCAGTCCAGAAAAATGTATTGTTTGTATCCTTATCGGGTAAGAATCTGATTACTGCTTCTGATCCTTCTGCTATGTTCCAATGTGGATAGATGGCGTTGTCTCCGCCTGTGTTGGAAGTGGAGCGATTCACTTCTTGAGATTTTAACTTCGCCCTTATTTCAGCCAATGATGCCATAATGTAAGCCTCCTATGTTGCCTATGTTTGTTGTTTGTGCCTAAATGTATATTAGACATATAGTACATAATATACAACTATATTTATCTAATGTCTACTACTATTATTGGTAATATGGATATTTTATTATGAAATGTTAGCCAGCGTCTTAATTCTGTCTAATTCTGTGTTGATCGCTTCTGCTTCTTTTTGGTCTTCGTACTTCATTATACGAGATATTTCTCTGTGGTCTTTTTCTGCTTCCCATTCTGGGTCAACTGGACCTTTGTCTTTACCCCAATTTGGATTTGTTTCAGCGTCTTTTTTTTGAGCCGCCATTGCTTGATCAATTCTATCGTCTTTGTCCATTCTTAATTTTTTAAAGTTTTTTGAAAGATAAGCCATTGCCGCTTTTGAATCAGTTGTTTTGTATGCTGACTGTTCGTCTTTATCTAATACGTCGTATGTCATTTTACCAGTTTGCTCATCTCTGTACATTGAAACGTAAGGTTTAATGTCTTCGAACGTTACTTCTTCACCTGCAAATTCTGGTTCTCTTTTTTGCATCAATTCTTTTTTACGTTGGATAATTGCTTTTACCATTTCAGGATCTTTTGATGTGTTAGGATCCATTTGTATGTCCTGTATTGCTTTTAATTTTGCTTCTTTATCTTCGGGATCTTTTGGCTCTCTTGCATATTCGTCAATGTCGTTAACCCAATTTTCAAATGCTTCTGTTTCTTTTGCTTTGCCTTTTAGATCTTTCTTAGGTGCAAACTCACCTGGTTCCATCCTGACTTCTTTACCGTAGTCTGGATCGGCCTGCATTTTTTTAAAGTCGTCAATGTATCTCTTCGCCAACTGTACTGCTATCTTTTTGTTTTTGATGTAGTCAGGTGTTGGTTTGAATGTTGCTGAATTCTCTTGCTCCATCTCATCTGCAACTCTAGAGGCAAAGTTTGCCACCCTGTCTTCTTCACCTGATTTAGTCAATAGTCTTGATGCTATGTCTGAAAGTATTGAACTTAACATTGTGTTTTTGTTTGTAAATTTTGTAACAGTCAACATTTTATCTGCTGAGTCATCTTTTCTTAATACTAATTTTTGCTCTGGATCATTTAAGAAACTTTGTACAACTGCACCGTGATCTACTGGCGCCTGGTGTGGTGCATCAATTGGCTCATCACCTGGATCTAATTCGTTCACTTGTTCTTCTTCTTTTGTTTTTTCAAATTCAGACATTATTCTGTTGATAAGTGGAATTGCATCTTCAACTCTGTTGTCTAAATTTTTCATTGTAAACTTCTCTCTCATTTTGTTTACAGTTTCATCATCTAGTATTTGTTCTTC